AGTTACCCACGCTTCGACTTCCCATGTGGAGCATTCTGTTTGCTTATCTTCAAAATACTGGGCAAAGCCCTCAAATAACACCTCGCTTTCAATCATGCCAGAAGCGTTATGCCTGGTTAGCGTGAATGGGTATTTTGTTGGATTTGAGTAGGATTTATGTACCATCTTTCAATTGTTGCTTTGTAGTGGCTAATAATAGTTGCAGTTTTGCCGTGTCAATCATCTGACAGGACAAAGGTAGGCTATCTATTCTTTCCCTACCAAACTTTAAGGCCATTTATTTTAATCCGAACTCTATTTTTACAGTCTATCAAAAGAAACCACAGTTTCATTAATTAAAATGCAAAATCAAGGCGATAAAATTCAAAATTTAATAATCAAAATCGGGTACACACAGCAGGCAGTGGCAAAGATGGCCGGGTATAAACAACCATCTTCATTGTCCAAGGCTATCGGGTTGGGCAAGAATTTCACCCCTGACAAACTAAAGGCATTCAGCAAGGTGTTGGGTGTCAAAGTGAAATTTCTGCGCGACAACACATACACATACCTCCACACAGACGAAATACCTGAATGGGCTTTACTGCCCAAGGATGCGCCCGCCCCAAACATTGATCCGCTTGCGGCGTTGGTGGCAGAATACATCCACCGCAAGACAGAGAACCGGGAAAACCCCGCATTCCAGATGCTTGCAGAGGAAATGGCAAGGCTGGCAGACGAGATGAAGCAAATGAGGGCTGAGTTTAAGCGTATGCGAGAGGAGGGCGACGGCGAACACGACCCCGATTAGCAGGGCGCGGGTAGCAATTATTTGGCCTAGCCCGCCATATATGATTTTTATTTTGTTTGCAAAAATTTATGGTGTAAAATTATTGTCAATAAAAAAGGTGGTGTACCTTTAAGCACACCTAACCATAATAAACACACATACACCTATGAATGCAAAAACGCTTACGATTACAGAGGAGAAGAAAGAATGGCGGCAGAATTACAAGCCGCCTAAAGATCAAGTTTCATAATGGGGTTTTAGGTGGACGGCGGGCAGGACTTGTGTGGAGGTAGCCCGCCCCTTAAAAAGAACTTTCATGAGAAGGCGCAACGGCCATCAAACGAGATAGCCAAACGCGCCCCGCCGGGTTTGAGACATTCGTCTGGCAAATCGGCTGCCGCCCGGAATTGGGAAAAAGGCCGGGCGGCTTTTTAAAAGATCACATTTTAAAATTCAAATAGCATTGCACACCCAACGATAAAAGGCCAGAAATACACATCCGGCAACAAAACGCTTACAGCAAAGGCTTTCCATGGAGCAGACGGCGTTTTTTACGAGACATTCAGCGAGTGCAGAAAAGCCCGCCCAAAGGACAAAATGATATGTGTTGTAAATGTGGAGCATGGCGGTTCAACCGATGTGAACCGCACAGATGTTGTGGCGTAAAAAGGAATAGCGGAGTACTGTTGAACCCCCTCGCGCTGGCAACGGTTGGCGCGGGGGACTTTAAAAGCGAAATGGTTTTAGTGGAAATTTTGATAGTTGCCCGGCGGGGCGTATGGCTTCGCCGGGATTTTTAAACGAGAAAAAATTTTACAAAATGACTTCCCCGGAATTTAACTCAACACCGATAAGAAAGTGCCTTGTTGACGGAGTAGAACACGAATACTACTGTTGCTCAACAAGAAAGGACGCATACAAAAAAACCAATTTGCGCCTGACCTGGCTTGGAAAAGGAACAATTACAACCATTAACGGTGTGTTGCAAACAGGAAAAAAGAAGTACAATTTTTGGAAAATACTAACGGCATGAACCCACAACTCACCTTCCACCAAGCCCTTACCGCATGGAAATATGCGGTTGTAGGCCAGCCAACCGCGTGGCCGCAAGAAATGGCGGCATCCTCTTACGAAGAGTTTGAGAACTGGCAAGCGCAACTTGCAGCGACTAAAATCGAAGCAAACAAAAAGGGGTACACCTGCCAGTTCAACAAAGGCGGATCAAAGTCTGGCCGCTCGGCAGCGTGGGTTGTGGCAAACGGTAATGTTTTTAAGATCGTGTTTAATGCCAAAAAACAGCCCATAAAAAAAGGCGTAGCCGCCTCATCAATCGAAATGTACCACAGCCTCGACACGCGGGTACAAGTGACGCAGGTGGCAATAACAGCCGCAGCACTCACTAAACAACACGGCTTTACCACAGACAACCAGGTTGCCCAATTTGTGGGCATACCCGCCGCCCGCGTGTCAGCCCGCAGGACAGAGATAGAGAAATTGCAGGGGGTGATTCTGGCAAGCGTTCCGCACTATTTCGAGACGGCAGGCCGGGTTGTTTGCCCGGTGACAGGAAATAGCGTGAACGGGTGGCGAGTGGTAGCAGCGGGGCAAGCAAGTCTTTTTCAATAGTAATCAATCACGCATCTAATGATACAAAAAATCACAAAATTCATCATCACTTACCAAGACCCGCTTTGCCTATTGGCGGCAGCAGCATCCGTGCTTACTTGGCTGGTTTGCGCGGTGAAAAATTAACTACCTAAAATCACTAAATCCACAAAAATGGGATCCACGACAACCGCTCCGCTACCCATCGCAGATGCCCCGCAAATACGGCGGGTGGTCAACCATGATGCGTACACGCCAAATCTTTACAACGACCACTTTCAGAACTTCAAGCGGTACAATATCCCAAAGGCTCAGTTAATCATTGCAGACATTCCATACAATGTCGGAAAAGACGCATACGGGTCAAATCCGTCATGGTACATAGGCGGGGATAACGCCAACGGAGAAAGCAAACTGGCAAACACGGAGTTTTTTGATACAGACAAAGATTTCAGGGTTTCCGAGTTCCTGCATTTTAGTTCTCAGATGCTCATAAAAGAGCCAAAAGAAACGGGTAAAAGCCCGTGCATGATTGTGTTTTGTGAGTTTGAGCAGCAATTTGAACTTATCCAAAAGGCTAAAGAATACGGGCTAAACAGGTACATAAACCTTGTTTTCAGAAAGAATTTTTCAGCACAGGTATTGAAAGCAAATATGAGAGTGGTGGGTAATTGTGAATATGCGGTTATTCTGTACAGGGACAAATTACCGAAGTTCAATAACAATGGGCGCATGGTTTTTAATTGCCTGGATTGGGAAAAAGACTCTGCCACGCAAAAAGTACACCCCACCCAAAAGCCTGTAAAGGTTCTGGAAAACTTGATTCAGATTTTTACCGACAAAGGTGATGTGGTTATAGACCCGGTTGCGGGTAGCGGTTCCACGCTATTAGCAGCTGTTCAATGCGACCGACGCGCATACGGCTTTGAGATCAAAAAGCCTTTTTTTAAGGCCGCGCATGAAAAGACTTTCAAGAATATCCAGAAGAAACTTTTTTAACGCCTCCTCTTAAACAAGCAAACCATAAACCGCCCCAAATCCACACTTTGAAAAGTTGAAAAACACTCCCAACTCTGGCCGCCTAAGAAATTTAAGGCATCAATGGGAGATTTGAAAACGTCGGAACCTGTGGAATCGCGCAAGACCTCGGCCTTGCCAAGTGCCTTGACAACCCTTGCTCCGTAATCTACCGCAACAGTGGTTTTTGTATTGAAACCGCCTGTTTGGTAAGTTATTTGGCAGTACTCCCAGGCGTCGGGGCTTTGGGCGTGAAGGGTTTGGAGGCTGAGGAACAGAGTTAGGGTGAGCAGGTGGCGCATGGTTGGTAGGTTTTAGTTTGAGGCAAACGTACAATTAAAATTGAAATGAAAAAAATACTTGACGCTTGCTGTGGAAGCCGAATGTTTTGGTTTGACAAGCAAAATCCAAACGTGGTATTTGCTGACATAAGGTCGGAAGATTACACGCTTTGTGATGGAAGAACGCTTGAGGTGAGGCCGGATGTGGTGGCAGATTTTAGGGCAATGCCGTTTGAAGATAATTCTTTTAAAATGGTTGTTTTTGATCCTCCACACCTAAAAAAATTGGGGCAAGGTACTTGGATGGCACAGAAATACGGCGTACTGCTTCCAACGTGGGAAACGGACATAAGGGCTGGATTTGATGAGTGTATGCGGGTTTTAGAGCCAAACGGAGTGTTGATTTTCAAGTGGAACGAAATTCAAATAACGCTAAACCAGGTTCTTTCAGCAATTGGGAAACAGCCACTATTTGGACATACTTCAGGGAAGCACGGGCGTACGATTTGGGTTTGCTTCATGAAGGGGCTTTAAGTGAAATTATTTCAAGATTAATTTTTGTAAAATGAAAAATCCCGTTATCTTTACAGCGTCAAACAGTTTTAACTATGCGCGGGCTGCAATAGCTCGCTCTGTAAAGGCGGGCTTTTTTTATTCCTCTGCAAAAGGTGGTTTCTCCATTCTAATAAGCGGCGGTCTGTCTTTACCGAGCCCTAAGAAGGGCACTCTAGCCCGCGCAAGTGGACTGTTTGACGGCGGTATCTGGCAGGCCGCTTTTTCATGCCTACAAACGTCAAACAGTCCACACCATGCACAAAGAAATCATCGCGCCGCAAGAGCGGCCACAAATTCCACACACACGACTGGACAAAGCCGAAATCATCCTGGACAGGATGGAGATTCGGATACAAGCCATGCAAAAGAGTTTTGCCGACTTCAAAAAGTTAATGGAGCGGCTTCAAACGATTTTACGCGCTTCCTAACCTTCGCCGCTCTCCCCCCGGCGGCGTTTTTCCACACACTTATTGTTAATCGGCTTGCCTCCGCTTTGGAGGTGAGGGTTTAAACTATTGCGAAAAAATGAGCAGTAAAGAATTTATATCCGAAATGGCAGAGGCCAACAATTGGCTTCAACACCAAATATTTCAACATCAATCAAGGGTTGAATATTCCAAGCGGATGTTTGCCGCTACACTCCACATCAGAACGGGCGACCGAATTAGGGTCATACTCACCAGCGGCGAAGAGTTTTACGCTAAAGTACTTACGGTTACGCCAATGATTCACCCAGCAGACCCTTTAAATGTGCGATTGACTTACGACCTACTCAAAGAAGATGGAACGGTAGTTTTTAACCTGGATGGCGAAATCCAATCAATCGCACTGATACCATGAGCAAAGAAGTAATTTCAAAAGAAACGATTTACAACGGCTACCGCTTCAGGTCGAGGCTTGAAGCGCGTTGGGCGGTGTTCTTTGACAAACTGCGCATACCATACCAATACGAGCCAGAGGCTTTTATCTGCGAAGATGGGTCACAGTACACGCCGGATTTCTTTTTGCCAGAGTCGCACCTAAGAAACTGGTTTGGGAAAGGGTTGTATGTTGAAATAAAGCATTTTGGGTGGAATGAAAGTTCGCAACGCACATACATTGACAGGATAGCAACCGCGTTGCCTGGCGGAAACCTTGTATTGATTTGCGGCGAACCAGCAGACGCGATTGACTATAATTTAGCCAATGGAAATGAGCAGTTATGCCCAGAGTGGGACAATTATATGGGTATCCAATACTGCGAAAAGTGCCGCGTACTAAAGGCTGAGTTTTGGGAGTCAAACTATATGTACTGCCCTTGTTGCAAGCAGCCAACCAGCGAAGAAATGATTGAAGATGCGGCTTTGGCAGCCCGTCAATTCAGGTTTCAATTTCACAAATAATCCACCTCAAAACACACTTATCATGTCTTCCACAAATCATTCTTTTTCGCCTTTTGTAGCAGCCGTTGTTGGCGTAAAAAAGGCAGTCGTGCTTCAGCATTTTGAGTTTTTGCAGGGGTCTTTTATAACTGAAAAAGTACCCATAAAAAAGGTGTGGGTAAGACGTTCCGTAAAGGCGCTAACAGCTACCTATCCATATATGACTCCGAAGGAAATACGGGGCTGTTTAGACGGGCTTGTGAAGGAAGGACACCTTGATACAATCGTAAATAATGGCTCATCAACAGACCATACAAAGTCTTACCAATTGACCGAAAAGGGTTGGAATTTGATAGGGCAACCGAAGCAACCTTCCGATTTGCCCGCAGGGGCAAAAGGCTTGCCCGCCGGGGCAAATCGTTTGCACAAAAGGGCGAATCCTAATATGGTAAGTTCTAACCAATTTATTATAAAAACAACAACAATAGATGAACCTGCTGCTGCTGCCGAACTTCTAATCAGATCAACAACTGAAATCGAGGGTGTAACGCTTGTTGAAAAGATGACCGTAGAAGCAGAAAAGAAACAAGAAGATAGGGTTCCGCCGCCGCCATCCGCCCGCCCCGCCCCCGGCGAATCTGCCCCGCGCAGGTATGACGCTTTCGACATTGACCGAGAAGCGGAAAGCCTAAAAGCCGACCCTCTTGCAGCCGAACGATTTGCCCGTGAAACGGGAACGCTTGCAGCACAGATGTACGAAGCACTTGGAAAAATGGTGGACACTTTCACATCCGACCAAAAAACAACAGGGTACAACTACAATAATCGAATTGACTACCGAAAGCACTTTTTCAACCTCGTAAGAAAGAAGCAAGAGATTAAACGAAACGCCCCCGCCGTGCAAAAACCATTCGGACAAACAGTGGTAGACACCCCTTCACAATACCGCAAACTTTCTCAATTCTAAAACAATGGGCGACTACAAGAAAAAGCCTACACGGACTGACTTTTTTGAAACACACGTTTTCGGAAAAGTCCAGCCACAGGCCACGCAATTAGAAGAAGCCATACTTGGCGCGCTCATGCTCGACCGCGAAGCGTTGGGGATAGTTGACACCATTCTTTCGGCTGAATCATTCTACCTGGATGCTCACCAAAACATTTACCGTGCTATCACTGGCCTTGCTGAGCGTTCGCAGCCCGTTGACCTCCTAACCGTAACAGACGAATTAAAGCGGCTTGGAAAGTTGGAAGAAAGCGGTGGAGGGTACTACTTGGTTGAACTTAGCAACCGGGTAGCATCGGCGGCAAACATCGAATACCACGCTTTTATCGTAAAGCAAAAGTATTTGCAGCGCAGGATCATCGAAGTATCAGGGCTTGCAACTGCATCGGCATACGATGACACGGTGGATGTTTTTGAGCAGTTGGACACGCTTGAAAAAAATGTGTTCTCAATCGCAAATGGCGCGTTTCAGAAAAATTCTGCAGCGATTGGTTCCGTAGCGGCTGAGGTTTTGAAAGTGGCAGATACGGCAATGAGCCAAAAAGGATTGACAGGTGTGCCGGGTGGCTTAAAGGTGGTTGATGCGCAAACGGGCGGATGGCAAAACACTGATTTGATAATTATAGCGGGTAGGCCGGGCATGGGTAAAACGGCCTTTGCAATAGCGAACGGCATAAACGCGGCCACGCAGTACGGAATGCCCGTCATGCTTTACAGCATGGAAATGTCAAGCCTTCAGATAGTTCAAAGGGTGGTGGCGCAAAAGGCAAAAATCAACATCCAAGCCCTTAGAAACGGCAAACTAACAGATCGTGATTTGAGCGACCTAAAAGAAAATGCTGAAAAATTGCACGACATCCCGTTCCACATTGATGACACGCCCGCGCTGACAATTAGCACACTTAGGTCAAAGGCCCGCAAAGCGGTTTTGAGCCTTGGGGTTAAAATGATAATCGTTGACTACCTGCAATTAATGAGCGCAGGCAAAAGCGAATCACACGGCGCGAACCGGGAGCAGCAGATCGGCGAAATAAGCAGAGGCTTAAAAGCCCTTGCAAAAGAATTGAACGTGCCAATCATTGCGCTGTCACAGTTGAGCCGGGCAGTAGAAACACGCGGCGGGTCAAAGCGGCCAATACTTTCAGATTTGAGGGAGAGCGGCAACCTGGAGCAAGATGCGGACGCGGTGGTGTTTTTGTACCGCCCAGAATATTACGGGATAACCGAAGATGAAAACGGGCAGAGTTTGAAAGGAAAGGCCGAAGTGATTTTTGCAAAGCACAGAAACGGAGCGGTGGGGACTTGTGACCCGGTTGGGTTCATTGACACGTTTGCTGAGTTTTACAATTTGGATGATTCTGTTTTCGACAACCAACCCGGCCCATCCACCCAATTCCCCGCCCCGCCTGACTTCAACCCGATGGCCGTACCAACGGGCAGACAATTTCACGAAAAAGAGGAACCGCCCTTTTAACCATGCCACCTTCCACCACCCACCCCTCCGACTTTACCCTTGGCGCAAGCCTACACTACCTACGCACTATGCGCGTCAAAGTCTTTGGCCGCGAACGTGGCGAAGATGGAAAGGTGGAATACTATTGGGTGGTAGATGGGGACGGAAAAAGGTTTAAGGCGTGGCCGAATCAATTGACGAAAATAAACGAGCAGTGAAATACTTTAAAGCACTTTGGTTTGCAATTAGGCTTTTCGCCGACAGGAATGGTTGGGAGGGCTGGGATACGGTTGCATGGTGTGAATGCAAACTTTAGTTGTCATTTAATAATAAAAGGTTTGCAAATGCAAACTTTTGTTATCTTTGTGGCATGGGAAGAAAACGAAATGATAAGTACGACGCAGCCTACTCAATGTATATTGACGGGCTTTCACTTGAACAAGTTGCAGAGCAGTTGTCCGTAACGCGGCAATGCGTTTTCAAGGCTTTTAAAAAGCGAGGGTTTCAGTTGCGAGGCATAAATTTCAGGCCGTACCAGTTTTATGACGGCAAGAAATTTACGCTCAGAAATACCGGATACTATTCACTAACAACAGATGATCGTGGCTTGATGCACCGATATGTTTGGGAAAAAGAGCGCGGTAAAATCCCAGACGGGTGGGATATTCATCATAAGGATGAAATGAAGTTCAACAACTCAATAGACAACCTTGAATGCTTACCAAAAGCAGAGCACACAAGGCTTTATTCCCCACACAATAACCAGTACACAAAAGGACGTAAACGTGCATCATATTAGCCTATTTTCCGGGATTGGTGGATTCGACCTTGCTTCTCAGTGGATGGGGTGGGAAAACCTTGCATCATGCGAGATTGACCCATTTTGCAATAAGGTTTTAAAGCACTATTGGCCGAACGCATACCACCACGACGACATTCACACATTCAATATTCAAACTCTTGAAAAAGAACTTAGCCTCATTCGGGGAACCCGCTGGAGAACAGATGATATTGTTCTCACTGGCGGGTTCCCCTGACCATGCCAGCCATACAGCAGCGCGGGAAAGCGACTTGGAAAGGAAGATGACCGCCACCTCTGGCCGGAAATGCTTAGAGCAATTCGAGAGATTCAACCGCGCTGGGTTGTGGGCGAGAACGTTCGCGGCCTTACTAATTGGAATGGAGGGATGGTATTCGACGAAGTGCAGGCTGATTTGGAAAATGAGGGCTACGAGGTCACACCGTATCTACTTCCAGCTTGTTCCGTCAACGCTCCCCATCGGAGAGACAGGATTTGGTTTGTTGCCTACCGTTCAGACGCAGGGGTTGAAGGTTTGCGACGAGAATTGGAAAACGGCGTTCATGGATATAGGTCTACTTCCAACACCAACCAAAGTCCAGCGAGAACACCCGGAGCGAGTGGAAGCATTGAAAAAAACGGGCGCGAAAACAATGCAAAGCCGGAATTGCGGGGAGAACAGGCCGAACAGCATACTGGACGCGGTGAATTTTTATGGGATGCTGCCAACGCCAAAGAAACGCGAAGCGCCACACTGCGAGTCGGAGGCGAACAGGCACACGCCGTCAATGGAATCGCTTGCTGTAATGGGATTACTACCCACGCCTGCAACACGCGACAGCAAAGGAGCGAACAGCATGGAACATCTGATGCGGGAAACGGACGGCAACAGCCATCAAGATCAACTTCCAAACTTCATAAAATTGGCGACTGGGAGCAATTCCCAACTCAATCCCCGATTTGTAGCAGAAATGATGGGTTTTCCGCCAAACTGGACGGAATTACCTTTTCTAAGTGGCGAGAAAAATCAATAGGCGCATACGGTAACGCGATTGTACCACAAGTCGCCCTTCAAATTTTCAAAGCCATTCAACAGTACGAGCAATGAAACACAAAATCACATCATCACAAGCCGCCGTCTTGCTCGAAGTATTGCGCAAGATCAAAGCCGCGCAACAGCGAAGCCCTACACTTTTTGCGGTTTTGGACATTGACAGACACGACCTGGCAAAATGCGAGGCTGTGATAAACGAACTTGAAAAATGAGTAACGGATTTAAAGGCTGGGAAGGCTATAAATATAAAGCCGTAACACCACAAACCCCGCAACAGCGAACCCGCGCCCTTGGCAGGTTGCCAGGCGGCGAAATGAACAAGACGGAGGCGGCTTACAATCGGCTCTTAGAGGTTCGCCTTGGAGTGGGTGAAATACGCTGGTTCAAGTTCGAGCCGATTAACATCCGCTTGGGCGCGAAATGCTTTTACAGCGTGGATTTTATGGTGATGCTTGCAGACGGTACAATTGAGGCGCATGAAGTTAAGGGAAGGTGGGAAGACGATGCGCTGGCAAAGTTTAAAGTTGCCGCTGCTACGCTGCCTTTTAAGTTTAAGGCGGTGCGCATGGTTAAGGGAGATTTTGAAACGATTTTGGAAATATGAACCGCCGCAACCACAACGAAGGCGGAGACTGCGCCGCGTATGTAATACTCCTTGTAATAGCAACCATTGCATCATGGATAATCAAAACCGCAACACAATGAGCGAAAACACAATCTCCATCCCCACGCCCGAAGCGGTTGCCGATGCGGTAATTGCGAAGATGGCAGAGAAAGGCTTGGTTGTGCCTTCAGGTGCGCTCAAAATAGATGCGGCTGCAAAGTATTTGGACTTATGCCCAAAGACGGTGCGCGCGCTTGTGGAGTGCGGAAAAATCAAATGCGCGAATGCCACGCTTGGAAGCGGGCAAAGCGCAAACCTTCGATTTTCAGTAATTGCGCTGGAAAAGTATTTGCGGGGGGAATAACTCTGTATTTTGTTCACGTTTTAAAATTCAAAAAAATGAGTAAGGCAAAAAAAATAAGGGCTGGTAAGTATGTGTACGGCGGTTGCGTAATCGAAAAATCTAAGCTAGAGCAAATGTGGTACGCAACTAACAGTCCAAAAGGAATTTTAATACTCAAGCGAACAATAGCGGAGTGCAAGGCCGCTATTGATTCGATTTCCGCATAGATCAATGCGCGGGATATTTCAGCCGGGGCGGGCGGGCGGGCTGTTTTGAGGTTTTCCGTGTCTGTGCTTGCGGAATATTTGAGGGGGGAATGAGTGTGTTTTCTCGCTTGTGCGTGGTTTGCGCCGCATAGGTGGGAAAGATTGGTTATCCGCCGCCATTTTTTAACCACTTAAATATTTTTAAGCCATGTTTGAAATTGACAACGCCGTAAAGAAATTAGATATTGAAGAACAGTTCAAACCGATTTTATCTGACTGTATTTCTGCCGAAATATTTAATCTAAAAAAAATATATAACCCGGAGATAACAATATCAAAATATACACAGCCGAACGATGATCGTGTTTGGTGTGAGGTGTCTCTGGTTTTTAATGCAAAAGATATTGCACTTGCGCAATGCCGCCCTTTTATAGACAAAGGCGTTTCAATGAGTGTGGCTGTGGATAAGGTTTTTATGAGAAAGACATATTTTTTGTACACTGTTTAAATTTCGGCTAACCAGATATTCCCCGCCGTCCCGCGTTTAGCGGGCATGGTCTGGGAATGATATTTAGCCACCGCTAAAACAACCCCTCGTCCGCATCATCCAACACCCGCGCCTCAAAATCGCGCAAATAGTGTTCGGTTGTGCGATAGTCAGAGTGGCCCATTAATTCCTTGATAACCTCCATTGAAGTCCCCCGCATCTTGTGCGCGGTCGAATACGAGTGCCTTGCAACGTAGAACGAAAAACCCTCCTCATGCACCCCGACCCGCGCTGCAATTGCCCTTAATGCCCGGTTAACAGCCTTCATAACTTTATGCAGGCGGTTGTATTTCTGCAAGGCCGTGTCGTGAATGCCGTCCTCATAAATCGGAAACAGGTACGAGCCGCCCCGGTAGCGGTCAAGTATTGCGGCTGCCTTGGCGTGGAGTAGGATACTGTACGATTTATGCGTTTTCTTGCGCTCGTACACAATCCGCAAATCCCGCACGTTCGCGCTCCGGAGTTCTGCAATGTCTGCCAGATTCATGCCTCTGGTGTAAAAAGAGAACATGAACAGATCAAGCGCAAAGCGTTCGGCCTCCGTGTAGCAATCCGCATCCCGAATTGCCCACATCTCTTCCAAAGATATTGCCCGCTTGGATTTTGTTTTCTTCAAATGTCCAAAACTGTAGTCTTCAAATGGCTCCCATGTTTTGGGCATCACCTTGGCTTTGATTGCCCGATTGCAGGCAGCGCGAAGGGTGCGCATGGTGATAGAAATGCCGCCATCGGTAACGTCGCGGTTCTTTCGCATCCAGCGCTCGAATTTATGCACCCACTCCCCGTCTATGTCTTGCAGGAATGCCGATGGCGCGTAAGCCTTGACAACGGACGCGGCGGTTTTGTAAAACGTGCTATTACCATGCTTTCCGTTTTCCAGTAAATCGGCCTCGATTTGCAGCAGCCACCGCCAAACGATTTGCCCGGCTTTCACCCTATCTTGAAATACCCGCGCCTCAAACGCCTCAAATGTGAAGCGTGTGCCTTCGCGCTCAAAATCCCGCAGGGCATCGGCGGCGCGTTGCTCGTATGTGCGCAGAATGTCATTCTCTTTATTCCAGCCCTGGTAAGATTTTCGGAAACGCGCAGCATTAGCGTCCCATTGCTCAGAGGTGCAGTAGCGGTGTAGTGGGTAGTATTTGTTTTGGCGCATGAAGGTAGCCCGCAGCATGACGGGGCGATTGCCGTCGCTGTTTACGCGATAGAACAGAACTATTTTGAATGTGGCCCGCATGAGTAGTTGATTAAGGATTAAAAAAGGGCTGTAAAGGTGCAAAAAAGGAGGGATTGAAAAATATTTTGATTTTTTATGAAAATAAATGCAAAAGGATTTGGTGGTTTCGGTGGTTACCAATACCTTTGGTCTATCAATAACGCGAAAGCGAATCATTCACCACTAAAATTTTAAGATCATGAAGAATATAACGCCAATATTCACCGCAGAGCAGATAGCTAGTAAATTCAGCGTTCCTGTTGAGAATGTAAAGCGACAATTTGCCGCAAACGCCATTAACCTTGAAAAAATGCACACAAAAGCCGTTGACACTGGCAAGAAAGTGAACGGCTATACGGCTGAGCAATTAGCAGAGGCTGTTGAGTTTTATAAAAAAAGCGCGATATGAAAGTATTGGTTGCTTGTGAATATTCCGGTACGGTAAGGGATGCTTTTGCGGCATTGGGGCATGATGCTACGTCGTGCGACCTACTCCCAACCGACAGGCCGGGTAAACACTACCAAGGCGATGTTTTTGATATTATCAATGATGGATGGGATTTAATGATTGCGCACCCGCCATGCACACACCTAGCTGTTTCGGGCGCAAAGCACTTTCACCGAAAAGAATCAGAGCAAGCCGCCGCGCTGGATTTTGTCAGAAGGCTATTAGACGCGCCAATTCAGTGCATTGCCTTAGAAAACCCAGTTTCGGTAATATCTTCCAAAATAAGAAAACCAGACCAAATTATTCAGCCATATATGTTTGGTCATGAGGCTACAAAGACAACTTGCCTATGGCTAAAAAACCTGCCAAGGCTTTTGCCGACAAAAATAGTTTCAAAGGGTGAGCGTGTCGTGACGAGTGGCGGCAAGTCTTTGCCAAAGTGGTACAACTTGCCCCCGTCTCCTGATAGATGGAAGATTCGCAGCGCAACATTCCAAGGCATTGCAGACGCTATGGCTGCGCAATGGGGAAAAGATGGGTTAATTCGCCAGTATAAAGAATCCGTGCAACTTCATCTAAATTTCTAAAACTATGAGCGATACCACCAAAAAAAAATTCGGCGGCCCGCAAGAAGGCTCAGGCCGCCCCAAAAAAGACCCCGCCGACAAATACCCGAAAGTCAAAATCACCATGACCCCGGAACACTACGCGGCCACCGCCGGGGATCGGAGCGGGATGGTGAGGCGGGCGTTGGATGGCATGGCAGAACTTGCAAGGCTTAAAGATCTGCTGGAAATTGTGCGCAGGTATGCGGTCATTGAATACGGCGAGAGCGCATCGTGCCGGGTCATAGCAAGCGAGATACAACAAGCATTTCCAAAACAGCCTTCGGGCGCAAACGAAATTGAAAAATGAAGGATAAACATAGTTTTGAGATTGGCGACTGGATTGTTTGCCGATTGTCTTTCGGTTTCCGTATCCTGCGCATGGAGATTGGCGGCGATTTTGGCAGCACGTTCCTACGCCACGCAACCGAAAATGATTTTAACCAGATCGAATCATCGGTTTGGAATGACGGACGCAAGGTGTACGAGGGCAGATTCCCGCACAAGGGGTATGCTACGCCCGCAGAAATGCAAGCGAGTTTTTAGCCGTGCAACAAACGTGCAACATATCCTTGCACTACATTCCACTTGAACCACCCGCTACACCTGCAAAACCCTCATATCTGTGGCAAGATTCCATACCGTTCCACTACATTCTCGCGTTACCACTAGCTTCCCAAGCTGGGGGTCGCGAGTTCGAGTCTCGTTTTCCGCTCACTGTAAATCAAGGAGTTACGTTTAAAAAACGTGGCTCCTTATTTTTTTCGTGCAACAAACGTGCAACATTTCAACTTTTGGTGGTATTTTTGTAGGGTAAATAGGTGGGATAGTTCAAAGGGTTTGCTTGCAAACATAGAACGCAGTGAAATATCACCAGTAACACGCGGTTCGATTCCGCCACCCACACAAAACACACCTCATTGCAAATCTACTTTGAGACTACGTTTAAAACTCAATTTGAAGTCTTGCCAAGACTTTCGATTCTTTATTTGTTTGATTTCAAAGGATTTGCAGTAGAGTGGCTTTGGTTTAGTTTATCAATACGCTTCTAAGATATGACAAGGTTGGTAACGTTTGTTGTGCTTGGCAAAGAGTTTCAAACAAGGGTTGAGGCCAAAGACGATGCCGAGGCCCGCGACATTGTGACTACGCAAATCGCAAAGCAATTCCACGAGACTTTTTATGTAAAGGCAATCACGACGGTAAAGCCGCGAAAGCGTGTCTCGCTTTGGGATACTTACAAGGGCGGGTTTTTATCATTCTACCATTCAATTGCGCAATGAAGCAAACCTACACCGCAAAGGTTTTGATAGGAGGTATGCTCCATACGCTTAGCGTCGAAGCATCCAGCGATGTCGAAGCCTTCAACCAAGCGGGCATAGACGCGGCCTGCAAATTCCCAAATACGAGCATAATGGTTTTGAAGGTGGAGCGCGACACTATTGAAATGGAAGATTTTTTTAACGGCATTTTCAAATGAGCCTCGACCCAAACAAAATAGCGGCGTTTTGCGCCAACGTGTACGGGCAACCTCTTTGCCCGATTGGGGGCGCGGTAAACATCGTGTACATTGAAGGGTTAAACCAGGACGGTACACCAAACGCCGATGAGCCGAACAGGTGGAACGATTTGCGGCTTTTGCTGACTTTTGAAAACGAGGTTTGGAAGATCGTACATAACGCCACCGCTACCACCGAGCCGGGAGACTACTACACCAAAAACCCAACGAACAAAAAAGGCTGTGCCAGGATTGCGTTTGGGTATCACCCGCCAGCATGGAAGCACGGTTTTCATAAAGGGGTGCAGCCCGCACTTGTGCAAGTAGGGCAGGTGAAGATTCACAGGGATTTGAACCGGGATGGGCTACGCAACAGAACCGAGGATGCGTATATGTCTCCACCCGTAGGGATTAACCACCACACCACGAACAAGCAGTTTAAAGGTGATTTAGTTGGCAAGCATTCTGCCGGGTGTTTGGTTGGGAAGGATTATTTTGAACACATGGTATTTCTGACAAACCTCAAGATGGATGTTCGCATAGTTGCGGGAAGGCCGTATCTGTACGATTCATGGGTTTTGCCGGGGGATAAATTATGTCAATTCAATTTTCAATGAGACGAACACCTTTATCAAATATTTTTAAAGAAATGAGCATCAAAGTAAAAAACGGCGAAACCGGGAAAGGCACACGCCACCGCATTCCGACCTATGTGCCGGGTGTTGGCGTTACAAATCCAATCTACAAAGTCTACCACGTTTCCGGCCTTGAAAAGCGTGTGCCGTCTGAGGAGGTTAAAACCGTGTTTCTCGCATATGATGACCTGAAATCTCCACACGCCTACGCGCCATATCTTACCATGACGCTGGATTGCCTTGTGAGCGATGGCGAAGCGGTAACGGCAGACGATATTTTTTGGGTGGAAGAAAAAAGTGTGATGGACTAATGGCTTGCCAAATTGTACCTCCACTAATTCCAATGGATTGCCCGCCATGCGAAACAAAGCCCTGGGCCATGCGCGGGATCGTGTCAGGAATTGATTGGCCAGCATTTTATGTGGGCGCCGCAAAAATATCATTTATTGGCTCGGAAGAAAAGCCAGGTTGGTTGCAGGACGGCATAAGTGTTGAGGTTGGCTTTAACGGGACAAATTCCTATCTAGGAAAATATAACGCATGACACCAACCAAACTACAAACCGCAACCAACGAATACCTCGCCCGCAAAGCCGCCTCAAAAGCGCGGTCTAAGATCAAGGCGGGCGAATGGAAGGAAGCTAAGCGGGTGAAGGACGCAAAAGTAAAGCCGGGCTATTTCGACTATAAAAAGTACAAGTGCTGGTTAACCGGAAACGGGCAAAAAGGACAAGGATGAAAGGATTTACAATACTTCACCCGCTCGAATGGCCATCCAAGGCAATGGGCCGCGAAATGTTCGTTAAATACGAGATACTCGCAAATGGCGATGTGTATAATCGTGGTATAGTTGACGTAGACGGCAATCCATTGGCGTTTTTTACACCTCCTACGGGCAATAAACAGCAGGGCATTCTAAGTTTTTTTAAGGAAGAAAAGAAAGTATAAATGAACCAATACGACTTCTCACAACACACCGCTCCGCCTTCGGGGTTTGTAAAGACTGCCCGCGCTGTGGTGTTTGTTTTGTTTGTGGTGATTGCATTGGCGTGTTTGGCGGGGTGATTGTAAAATATGACAAACATGGGAAATCCATCGGCAGTTACTACGTTTAAGATTAAGCCCAAAAAAGGCCGATTCTTTTTTGATGTGTTGGTTTTTGACACGAAGCCGCAAATGTGGGAGTATTTTAGCCAGCAGTCAAAACACCATGAGTACGAAAGGTTTGGGGCTATTTGCCAGATGTGGGTGATTGTAAACACCAGAACAGGGAAGAGGCGGTCGCGCATTGGAGAAATACTTTTCGCAAAAACACAGATTGGGGCCGGGACGGTTTCCCACGAAATAGGACACGCGGCTTTTCATTATGATAGGGTGATAAACGGAAACGAGGCGGCAACTTATGGAGATGGAAACGGCGAAGCAGAGGAACGGGTTTTGTACCTTTTGGCTGAAATGGTGAGCGATTGCATTAATAAGATGTACAAACTTGGTGTTTTATGAAGTATCACTTTGACCCAAACAAAGCACTATACGCTGTTTTTTTAATGGCGTTACTTTTTGCCATTTTTGGGTGCGCCGACAAAGACCCGCTACCCACGCCCGCCAATAAGATTGAAGGCTTTTGGATTGGCGGGGCATGGAATCACGAAACAAACCGTTACTACTTCCACGACGGGGCGGCATGGGCGGACAAGTATTCTAACGGCGTATTCCAGTGGCGCGAGGATTACGCCTACTTTTTTGATGTGGACACGCTGAGGATGTTGGATGTTTCGACACTTGCGCGGTTTGATTATGTGGCGAGTTTCCCGACTGACACGACGGCAAGGCTTTATGCACTACCTTTGGGCATTGAAATAAACCTGAAAAGATTATGAACTCAGAAAACATCAACACTATTGTTTCAGCCTTAGAGCCTGCGAACCATGTATAGCACGGGCCTTTTGTAATAGAGGCCATGATTGGAATGGAGTCTGCGGAAA